GTTGTAATAGTGGCTTTCTAATTAAAAGCCGAGTTACATTTTCAATTACTGGATATACAGGCGATAAAAAAGAGGATGATTGGGGTAACAAGATAGTTTCTCAAAAATGAGTTATAACGTTTTGCAGCTAATAAATCGGCTTGCTGTTTATTAGGTGCGGTTATCGGCTGCCCTTCTTTCGGAATTAATATTAACAATTTAAAAAAATAAATAAAAATGGAAATACACATACCAAGTGAGCAAAGATTAAGAGTAAGCACAAACGGTAAAAGAATGTTTGCCGATGTTAGTTCTACTCCACATCAAGAAAGTTTAACAATTGAATTTTACGCATTTGCCAAACAAATAATAATGGAAAAGGATAGAACTTTCAAAATGTTCATCTTTAATCAAGACCAAGATATAACTGATTTTGATTATGGATTTTGGAAGGATGGTAAAATTGTCTGGCAGTCGTTTTAGGGTTGCCGATAACTACCTACTAACACTGATTAAACTATGCAACCAATTGAAGATAAAATAGTTAAAAATATGGATAACAAAAAAGCACATCATAAGTGGGAACAGGGTATAATTCATTTGTTAAATTTAGATGGATGGAATTTAGAATGGACAGGAGAAAATTTTAGTCATTACGATGCAAAAGGTAAAACACCAAAAGGTTATGATTGCGTGATTGAATTTAAGTTAAGGGATAAATACTATCCAACTAAGATTTTAGAACATTACAAGTATTCTAAATTAATGCAAGAGCCAAACTGTATGAAGTTCTATTATGTATTTGATTGTAAAGGAAACTATCTGTATCATTTAGATACTTTAAAATTGCCAGAGTTAGAAATAAAAAAATTGCAAAATAATAATATTGATAAACAAGAAAAAAATAAAGAGGTGTTTATGCTTTCTGAAAGTCAAGCATCAATTACAAATAAATATTAGTTATTATTATTTTGTTAATAACTTAAAAAGTATTATCTTTGAAAATAATTAAAACCAAAACAAATGAATGAATTAACAAAAGTAGAGCAATTGCTTAAAGATATAATTGCAGAAAGAAAAAAGCAAGAAGTAGAACTACTCAATAAGATTGAGGAAATAAACAGACTTGTATTATGATAGTATTAGTAGATGCAGACAGTTTAATTTGGAGTAGTTGTTACAAAGCAAAAGAGAACGAAACTGATACAGGATATCACACCATAGAAGATGCAAAGCTAAAGTTTGATGAGGTCTTTATGAACATAATTAATAAAATAGAAGAGACATACGAAATTGATATGGTAATGACTTTTGCTTGTGCAAGAGGAAACTTTAGAAAAGAAATATCAAAGACTTACAAAGCTAATAGAATAGACAGAGAAATACCGCCAATATTAAATGCTTTACAAGACTATGTAATAGAGCAATACGAAGCAAAGCAAGGTTATGGAGTTGAAACAGATGATTTAGTAGCTACTTACTGGAATAATTTAAGTAATACATTTGGCAGAGAAGAAGTTATAATAGTTTCAATAGACAAAGATTATAAGCAACTACATTGTTTAATTTACAACTATCATTTAAAGCATCAATGCTATTATAATATATTAGAGCAAGAAGCAAAATATAATTTTTATGAGCAAATGATAATTGGAGATACTGCCGATAATGTAAACTTCTGCAAAGGATATGGAGTGAAATATGTTAAAAACGCATTTAAAGACTGTGTAAGCGATTATAATTATATTCGAGTAGTATTTAGTCTATTTAAAAAAATATACAAGCAGAAAGCACGAGAAAGATTTATAGAGTGCTATTTACTTTTAAAACTAAAAACCAAATAAAATTATGAAACAAACAGCAGTAGAACAAATATTTGATGAGCTTCATTCAAAAGGGTTATGGTCAAATAAAATGGAGAAGATTTTTGAACAAGCCAAAGAAATGGAAAAACAACAACAAGATGAAATTGCTATTGGGTTTGCAATGTCTATATCAACTCATTGTTATTGTGAATTAGGAAATGACACACGTTCATATCAACAATTATTAGAAACCTATAACAAATAAGATTATGATTCAAGATTATAAATTAATAGCAAGGGAAATAAAAAAAGAATTAAATATAAATATCTATGAAGAGACAAGAAGAAGACCAGTAGTATCAGCAAGAACATTATTTATTTATATACTTCGCAAAGATTGGGGATTTACGTTACATAGAATAAGGGATATATTTATTGAGAATAATAAAAATATGCATCACGCATCTTTAATTCATTGCGTAAAATTATATGATTTGACAAAAACAGAAGAGCCAAAATTAGAAGAGATAAGAGCAAGAATATTAAAATATAATCCTCTTCAAAAAGAGTTAATAGAAAAAATAAAAAGAATAAATAATCAAGACAAATTAGAGCAAATAAGCAAATGCATAATATACAATGAATAAAACAGTAAAAATAACAGAGGTAAAAGTAAACCCAAACAATCCAAGATTAAAATAAATATCGTTATTGTGTAATGCGTGGGTTATTTATTGTATATTTGTATTATGGAAATATATAAAGACATAATAGGGTATAAGGGTTTATACAAAGCTTCAACAAAAGGAAACATTAAAAGTGTTATTAAACGTAATGGTAAAGATATAATATTAAAACAAGGCATAGATAAATGCGGTTATTGTATTGTAACATTATGTAAAGATAAAAAAAAGACAACAAAAACTGTTCATAGATTAATAGCACTTACATTTTTATTTGAAACTGATATACAAGTCAATCATAAAGATGGAAATAAAAAAAATAACGATGTTAGTAATTTAGAATTTGTAAGTGCAAAACAGAATATGAATCACGCTATTGAAAATGGATTGTTAAAATTTAATACTACAAAAATAGCGGAAGAAAAAAGAAAAGTAGTTTTACAAATTCATAAAGAAACAAAAGAAATTATAAATACTTTTAAATCAGCACACGAAGCATCAAGATTAACTGGATTTAATAGAGGTAATATAAGTTCAAGTTGTAGAGGAAATGGAAAATTAGTTAACGGATATAATTGGAAATATGAAAATAGTAAATATTAAAATAGAAAAAATAAGTGTAAATCCATCAAACCCTCGTGTTTGTAAAGATGATAAGTTTAAAAAGTTAGTTCAGTCTATTAAAGACTTTCCAGAAATGCTAAACATAAGACCTATTGTAGTCAATCAAGATATGATTATACTCGGTGGTAATATGCGTTACAAAGCTTGTAAAGAAGCCGGATTAAAAGAAGTGCCGATAATTATAACAGACCTAACTGAAGAGCAACAAAAAGAATTTTTAATTAAAGACAATATATCTGGAGGAGAATGGGATTGGGATATATTAGCAAATGAATGGAATGCGGAGCATATAACAAAGTGGGGTTTGGATTTGCCAATATATGATAAAATTGATGAATTAGAAGACGGAGACAATTTAGAATTTGAACAATCGGTGCAATTAATTCCACCAAAAGAATATATTTTAATAATGGCAGAACCAAATAGCAAAGATTGGGAAGAGTTAAAAGAAGTATTAAAATTAAAAATGGTAAGACGAGGAGGATATAAAGAGGGGAGTAGTTTTGATGCAGTAAGTTTAGAAAGAGTATTAACGTGGGAAGACTTAAAAAAAAGATATGTTAATAGCAGTACCAAGTAAGAATAGAGCTGGAAGAACTACAACAAATAAAATACTTCCAAATATAGCTACATTCTTTGTGCCTCAAAGTGAATTACATCAATATCATTACATTAAAAATGTAGTAGCAATACCAAATGAAATTCAAGGAATTACAAACACGAGAAATTGGATATTAAAAAATACAAATGAAAAATGGGTTGTATTTTTAGATGACGATGCAAAAAATGTAGGATATACAGAACTAGGTAGGACACAAGCAAAAAAGATAGAAATTAGAGAAGAGGGATTTTGGGCAGAAGAATTTTTAAAAGCATTTGATTTAACAGAGCAATTAGGATTTAAAATGTGGGGAGTTAAAACAGAAGCAGCACCGAGGTCAGTCTATCCTTATAAACCAATTTTAACAAAGACATATTTAACTGCAAGTTGTATGGGTATGATAAACGATGGGGAGTTTTATTTTGATGAGAACTTTAAAGTAAAAGAAGACTACGAAATTTGCTTAAGACATATTGTAAAGTATGGTGGAATTTTAGGAATAAGATATTTACATTGGGAAAATGAACATTGGGTAACAGAAGGAGGTTGCAAAGATTATAGAACAATAGAGATAGAGAAAAAAGCAATTAATGATTTGGTTAAAATGTACCCCGGAATGATTAGAAGTGCAAAGAGAAAAGCTAATACATTTACAATACAATTAAATTTATAATATGAAACCAAAAGAGCAACACGAGAAAGAAATACTAGAGGTTATAGTAAAGAATAAGATAATGAAGATACAACATATCTTTCAGCATTATACTGACTTAGGTTCAGCACAATTTTACAACCTTGAATTAGAAAAATCGGAAAGCATTAAAGAAGCTATTCAAACTAATAAGAGCAAAGCAGTATCTTATATGCTTAACAAGTGGGTGGGTTCAGATAATGCAACTTTACAGATTAGTGCGTTCAAAGTTTTATGTGAGGATGAAGACAGAAAAAAACTATCGATGCAATTTGTAGAAAGTGAAAACACACATCAAGTTAAAAAGTTTGAAGTAGAAATACTAAAACCAAACAATGAAGATACAGAGCAATAGTGTATTTGAGCATTTAGAATTATCAGATAAAAGAATAACAATAGAGCAAGGCGGTACAAGAAGTGGTAAGACCTATAATATTCTAATGTGGTTAATATTTGGTTATGCTTTAAAAAATACAGGAAAGACAATAACTATTTGCAGAAAAACATATCCTTCACTTAGAGCCAGTTCTATGAGGGATTTTTTTGATATATTAAAACAGTATGATATTTATGAGGAAGCAGACCATAATAAAAGTAATTCAGAATATCGATTAGAGGGCAACCTTTTTGAATTTATAAGTTTAGACCAGCCACAAAAAGTAAGAGGGCGCAAACGTGACGTATTATATATTAATGAAGCTAATGAGTTATACTTTGAAGATTGGCAACAATTAATTTTTAGAACAACCGAGAAAGCTATTTTAGACTATAATCCCTCAGATGAGTTTCATTTCATTTACGATAAAATAAAACCAAGAGATGATGCGGATTTTTACATAACTACTTACAAAGATAATCCGTTTTTATCAGTTGAAATAATAAACGAAATAGAACGTTTAAAGAACATAGATGAAAACTATTGGAAAATATATGGACAAGGACAAATTGGTTCATCACAAGCACTTATATTCCGTATTAACGAATGTAATAGTATTCCGGATGATGCAAAGTTTTTAAGTTATGGAATGGACTTTGGATTTACAAATGACCCAACAACCTTAGTAGCTATTTACCAGCAAGGCGATAATATTTATTTAAAAGAGTTATTATTCCAAACAGGATTAACTAACCGAGATATAGATGAAAAATTAAAGTTAAATAAAATAGAACGAAAGGAAGTCTTTGCCGATTCAGCAGAGCCAAAATCAATAGAGGAATTATATCGTATGGGTTGGAATATTAAACCAGCTACAAAAGGACAGGGAAGCGTAAACATAGGAATAGATATGATGAAAAGATATCAGATTTATGTAACTAAAGACTCAGTCAATATGATAAAAGAATTTAGAAACTATAAATGGCAACAAGACAAAAACGGAAATATATTAAATGTTCCTGTAGATATGTTTAATCATACAATAGATGCGGTTCGTTATGGGTTGTATGATAAGTTAGCGAGACCTAACTATGGAAAATATGCAGTAAGATAATCACAAATAAAATTAAATAACGTTATATGAATATGAAATTAACAGTACCAAGTAGTTTAGATGAAATTAGTTTATCAAAGTATCAAATCTATTTAAAAGAGTTTGAGAAAAGCAAGACTGAAAAAAACCAAGAAACATATTTAGCTTTAAAGATAATTGAAATCTTTTGCGAAGTATCAGACGAGAAAGCAAAGTTAATAAGTCAAACTGATGCAAATAAAGTAGTTAATATAATTTTAGATTTACTAAGCAAAGAGCAACAACTTGTATTATCGTTTCAGTTAAATGGAATAACATTTGGGTGGTTACCTAAATTAGATGATTTACAATTTGGAGAATTTTTAGACTTAAATAACAATATAGACAACTTCGAAAATATAGTAGTAGCTATGGCGGTATTATATAGACCAATTATAGAGCATACTAAAGAAGGAAAATATAAAGTAGAAAGTTACCAAGGAGAAAAGTATCACGAGGTTTTAAAAGATATGCCTATGAGTGCGGTATTAGGTGCAACTGTTTTTTTTTGGACTTTAGGAATGGATTTAGTGACATCTACCCACAAATCTTTGGAGCAGCAACTGAACAAGATGAGTTCTCAGCTGAAAGTCAATTTACTAAAGAATGGGGATGGTTTAGTTCCCTTTCAGAATTAGCAAAAAATGATGTAACAAAGATTGAAAAGGTAATAAAAATTAATATGCATATTTGCTTTAAAATGTTATGTTATAAAATAAGCAAAGCACAATTAAGAACAAAGCAATTAGAAAAAATAAATAAAAGAAATGGAAGATAAAAAAGGAGTAGAGGCATTATATGCTATAATTGATGCAATGCAAAGTGAGTTAATAAACAATCCATTTGTAAATAAAGTAACGATAGGAACGTTAACCGAAATAGATTTAGCAAAGCAAACTATATTTCCTTTGAGTCATATTACTTTAAATAGTGTAAGTCATAACGAGAATACTTTAGGTTTTGATTTGACTATATATAACTTAGATATTGTAAACATATCAAAAGAGAATGAAACAGACGTTTACGGCAACGATAATTTATTTTATGTACTAACTAATCAATTATATGTTATCAATCGTTTAATAAGCCGATTAAGACAAACAACGCTACACAAAGATGGTTGGGAGTTAGAAGGTAATCCGACAAGTGAAGTTATTAATAAAGAAATGGAAAATATGTTAGCTGGTTACGAAACTACATTTACTATTTATGTGCCAAATGATATTAACAAATGCTAAACATAAAGTTTAAATATTTAGAGGAAGCTATGAATGCCTTTGGCGATAAGGTTGTAGCAGATGCAAAGCAAAACTTAAAAGACAGAGGGAAGTCTGATACAGGACAACTTGAAAATAGCGTAGTAAATAATGGAGTAAAATTTATGCGTAGGTCTATGAGTTTAAATATAGGTATGAGTTACTATGGTGCTTTTGTAGACCAAGGAGTTAGAGGTGTTGGTGGAGTTCGTAAACAAACATCAACTTTTAAAAGAACAAATAATAAAGGTAAGTTATGGAAACAGAATGGTGGTAAAAGTCCGTTCAGTTTTAAAGAAGGAATTAAACCAAGTGTTAAGCATTTTATTGACTGGAGTAATAAAAGAGGATTAAGTCCGTATGCAGTTAGAGAGTCAGTTTACCACCAAGGAATAAAGCCAAGTAATTTTTTAAAAGATGCGGTTTCAGAAAATATAAAATTAGCACCAAAAGAAATAACAGAAGCGTTTGCCTTAGATATTAATGCTACTTTAAAACAAATAATAAAAGAGAATATAAAATGAAAATAATATCAGCACGTAGTCCATATCAAATTGTAATTAACGAAGCTAATCAGATAGTTACTAAGGTAGAGTTATTTATATGGAATAAAGGAGCAACAGAGCCAACTATTCCAACTTATATAATGAGTGAAAAGATAGCGAGTATAACTCAAAGAGAAACTAATTATAATATATCGCCTTTTATTTTAGAGCATATAAAACAAATCTATGTAGGTGCAGCAACATTTCCAATAGCACAAGAGAGTAATGATAATTGGTGCTTTGTAAAAGTTAAAAGATATTATTCCACCGATGGTGCAACTTACACTTTAATAGATACCTTAAATTACAATGCAGTTAATGGTTATACCTTAGTAGAGGACCAAGTAAATTTTGATATAGCAAATAATGGTACATATCGTTTACTTACCAATAGTTCAATTGAAAATCAATATTATAATTCAAGTCCTTATTATAACTTTTTATGTGAAAGAAGCACAACTTTAAATTATACTATTGAATATTTTTTAAATGGAACTTCTTTAGCAGTTGAAACTATATTAACTGCTGGAAGTGCAGAAACATTTAATTTTAAATTACCTGTATCAAAACTTTCAAGTGATTCATTTGTAATATATAGAGGAACAATAAAAATAGAGCAAGGAATAACAGAAAAAATATTAGAGTGTAAGTATGACCCTATCGATGTAGTTTTTATAAACAGATATGGAGGGTGGCAGTTTTTAACTTTCTTTAAAGCAAGTCAACAAAGCATAGAAACAAAAGGAACGGAATATAATCTAATGCCTTCAAGTTGGAATTATAATTATAGAGAAGGTCAGACTAAAACAATGAATTTAAACGGCAGTAAAATGATTAAATGTAATACTGGTTTTGTAGAAGAGAATTACGATATGTTAATTACTGATTTGATGTTAAGCGATATTATTTTAGCAGATGGTTATCCAGTTATAATAAAAAGTAAGTCAACTGTATTAAAGACTCATTTAAGAGACAAAAACATAAATTATACAATAGAGTTCGATTATTCAAATAACTTGCTTAATAACGTAGTATAATGAAGCGTAGCGTAGAGATATATATAAAAAAGAATACGTTAGTTTATAACGGAACGGCAACAAGTACAAATACAAGTCCATTTCTGACTGTTACAAGTGCTGGTGCTGGTTTTACTGTTAATCAATATACAGGGTTTTACATATTAATGACTTCCGGAGTAAATATAAATTTTAGAAGTTTTATAGACACAAACACAAGTACAGTTTTAACTTTACAATCAGCTATTGCAGTTGATAGTGGAGACACTTATAGTATTTATAAAACCGAGTTTCAAAGATTAGATTTATTTAAAGATGAAAAAATAAGTGTAACAAGTCAATTACAAAATGCTAATGATTTAGCAAAGCTATATACAGACTATTCGCAGAGTTTTAACGTACCAGCATCAGTTAATAATAACTCTATATTTTCACATTGGTATGAAAGTTCAGTACAAGATGGATATGACCATAGAATTAAGTACGATGGCTATATAGAAGTAGATACACATAGATTTAAAGATGGAACTTTCCAATTAGAAAAATCACAAAAAAAAGATGGATTTATAGATAGTTACCAATTAACTTTTTACGGAAATCTAACGCAATTAAAAGACGTTATTAAAGATGATAAATTAAATTCTTTAAATTATAGTTCTATAAACCACACATATAATAGCGGAGAAATAATAGCAAGAATAGTAAACGGATTAAATCCAAGTACAGTCTTACCTTATGATGTTAGATATCCTTTAATTGGAAATCAAAAAAAATATGAATATCAAACAGGAGGGGCAAGTAATGATATTACTTTAACAACTGGTGCGGTTAAATGGAATGATTTATTCCCAGCTATAACAGTAAAAAAGATATTTAACTTTATTCAAAATAAGTATGGTATAACTTTTACAGGTTCATTTTTAAATGACGATAGATTTACTAAATTATTTTTATATTGCAAGAATGCTTTAAATATGACAGAGCAAACTCAAAGAGTAAAAATAGACTTTACAAATCTAATTACAAGTCCATTTCCTCAAATGAATTTAGAGACTGATGTATTAACAACTGATTGGAATTTTGTTCCAGCAAATCCAGCAGGAAACATTTACAATGTAGTTCAAATTGAAATAACACCAGCAGTAGGATTTACTAATATTCCTTATACTATATATTGTTATAAAAATGGAGAATTATTAACTACATTTTCTAATTTATATGGGCAAAGAGGTTTTGATGTAGAAAACGTAAGAAGGACTGATAATCCAAATAGAATTAGATATGAATTTTATTTGAGTAGTGAGTTTGCGATAAATTTTATTCCAAGAGTTATATTAGCAAGTGGATATACAACAGTAACTGCTGGTGTTATTTCAAATACACAAATAGTTAAACAAGCTAATAGAACTACTGTACAGTCAACAACTTCAAATATAGATATTGTTAATTATATTCCAGATATAAAAATAATAGATTTTCTGACTGGTTTAATTAAAATGTTTAACATTATGATTATACCTAAACCAAACAATACTTATGAGTTATTGCCATTAGAATTATATTATAATCAGGGTAAAATATTAGATATTACACAATATGTTTATAGTGATGATATAAGCATAGAGAAGCCAAAACTATTTAAGAGCATTAACTTTGAGTATGAACAGAGTAATAGTATCTTAAATGTAGCTTATAAGAGTTTATATAATACAGAGTACGGAAATCTTATTTATTCAAATGAAAACATTACAGAAAATGCAACTTATAATGTAAAAGTGCCTTTTGAAAATGTATTATTTGAAGTTCCAACAGCTGGTAAATTATTTGAAACTGCTACTTTAATTGATAAAGATTTAAAGCCATACATTCCAAAACCTATGCTTATGTATTTAAATGGTGGTGTTGGAACTTTAACAGGTTCGGATAGAATATTTATGACTACATCGGTTGATGGTGTAACACAAGCTATTACAAATTATCAAAGGTTTTCAAATGAATATAATCCTTTGCCGACAGACCCAACTTTATCACAGTTATTTTCATTAAATTTTAACAATGAGCAATCGCCTTGGTATAATAGTTTAGCAACTAATGGCTTATATCTGTATGCGTATAGTAATTACATAGAAAATCTATACTCATTAAATACGAGAATAATTAAAGCAAAAGCATTATTGCCAGTTAGTTTAATTGGTAGTAATGTAATTAATTCATTTGGACAATCAACAGGAGTAAAATTAAATGACAGAGTTATAATTAGAAATAAAAGATATGTGATTAATTCATTTACAACTGATATAACAAACGGAGAAACTACTTTCGAATTATTAACTGATTTTAGAGGATTTAATGCTCAAAATACAGTAGGGTTTAGAATTGCTAATATTCAAAACTTTGTAGTAGATAAACAGGCAACACAAGTAGAAATAATAATTTATAAAAATGATTATGATTCTTTTGATATTAAAGGTGCTACTGGTTTTGTAACATACACCAATACATCAAACAATACAGAAGACACTACTCTTTTATTAACTATTCCAGTTAATCTAACATTATTAGATAGATTAGATGGTATCGTAATAGATTATAAAAATAAAGGTGTAACAGAAAATACAGAATATTTAATAATAGAACAAAAAGGATTATGATAAAAGAAATATTAGAGTTGTTAAAATCAGAAAACCATTACGGTCAAAGTGAAGCAATAGAAATCGCAAAGGGTAAAAACAAAATTCCGAACACTTGGGTAGAAGCATTTAAACAACACAAAAGAAAATTAAAATGGCACAAGAAATAGATATTAATTTAAATGTAAATACAGAAGAGGCAAACAAGTCTTTAGGTAGTTTAAAAACTCAATTAAGACAAGCACAAGCAGAAGTAGGAGCATTAGCTGATAAGTTTGGTGCAACTTCAAAAGAGGCGGTAGAAGCAGCAAAAAAAGCAGCGGAACTTAAAGATAGAATAGGAGATGCTAAAACATTAACAGATGCTTTTAATCCAGATGCAAAGTTTAAATCATTAACTGGAGCATTAACAGGTGTTGCTGGTGGGTTTAGTGTTGTTACAGGTGCTATGGGTGCTTTTGGTGGGCAAAGTAAAGCAGTTGAGGAAAGTTTATTAAAAGTTCAGTCAGCAATGGCTATGGCTTCTGGGTTACAAGCGGTTGGAGAAAGTGTAGACCAATTTAAACAATTAGGTGCAGTTGTAAAGAGTTTTACAATAGTTCAAAGATTAAGTACAGTAGCACAAGGAATATATAATGCGGTTATGGCTGCTAACCCTATTGGTGCAATTGTACTTGTAGTTACTGCTTTGATAGGTGCTGGTTACGCATTAATAAAAATGTTTCAAGCAAGTAACGATGCGGTAGAGAATGCGGAAAAAGCAAATAAGGCATTAAATAAAGAATTAGAAACACAAGTTAAAAACCAAAAATTAGCTACACAAGAAAGCGATTTGTCAAGGGATGCTCAGTTAAAAATGGCTAAGGCAAGTGGGCAGAGTGCAGAAGAAATTAGAAAGCTATCAGTTGAGTTAGCAAACCAAGAAGTAACTCAAAAAATGGCAAATGCTCAAACTTTAAGAGCAATAGCAATAGAAGCAATTAGAGTAGCTGGATTAGAAGATGCAACGGATTCAGAAAAGGAAAGTGCAAAGAATGCCTTAAAAGCATTTAACGAGGCAAATGATGCTTTAAAAACTTCTGTATTAAATAGACGAAAATTATTAATTGATAATAAGGCAGAAGAAACACAAGAGCAAACAGATGCAACAAAAGAAGCTAATGAAAAGGCAAATGCAAAAAGAGATGAAGCACATAAAAATGAATTAGATGCAATTAAAAAAGCAAATGCTGATAAATTAGCAGAGCAAAAAAAATTAGAACAAGACAAAAGAAATCTATTTGAAAAAAGCATACAGGAAGCATTAGACTTAGCAAAAAGTTTAAATGAAAGTATTGAAACACCAGCACAAAAAGAAAACAGAGAATACTTAGAAAAGAAAGCAATACTTGAAAATAATTATTTGTCAACTGAAATATTAGACAAACAACACAAAGATAATTTAGCACAAATAGATTTAGATTATTATACTGCCGAAGCGGATAAAGCTATTGAAAGAACTGCTAAACAAAGTCAAATAGATGCAAAAGCAATAGCAGATGAACAAACAGTAGCCGATGCAAAATTAGCTATTCAAAACGCACAATTAGATAATGTAAGTAAAGGAATATCATTACTTCAAGGTTTAGGAATAAAAAACAAAGCAATACAAAAAGGTTTAGTTATTGCGGAAAATGCTGCTGGAATAGCAAAAATTATAATTAACACAATGGCTGCAAATGCAAAAGCATTACAATTAGGTCCAGCACTTGCTCCTCCTACAATTGTTGCAAATAATATAAGTGCAGTTATTGGTGTTGCTGGTTCAATTGCTGCAACTGTAAAGGCATTAAGTGCTTTGGGTGGCGGAAGTGCTGGTGGTAGTTCAAGTATGCCAAGTGCTGGTGGTGGTGGAGTTCAATCAGCACCACAGTTTAATGTAGTAGGTCAAAGCGGAGCAAACCAAGTAGCACAATCAATAGGAGGTCAGATGCAACAACCAATAAAAGCATTTGTAGTTGGACAGGATGTAACAACACAACAAGGATTAAATAGCAGTATAGTACAAAATGCAACTTTAGGATAATTAAACGTTATAACAAAATGAAACTTATAGAACTTATAATCGACGAACAAATGGAGTTAAGCGGTATTGATGCTATCAGTATTGTAGAAAATCCAGCAATAGAGGAAAATTGGGTGGCTTTAAATAACCAAGTAAAAGAATATCATTTTGCCGAAGTAGATAAAGAAAAAAAAATAGTTATGGGTGCTATGTTAGTGCCAGATAAACCTATTTACCGAAGAGATGATGAAAACGGAGAATATTATATTTATTTCTCACAAGATACAATTAGAAAATGTATGGAGTTGTTTTTTCAAAATGGAAATCAAAGTAATGCAACCTTCGAACACAAAGAAGAGATAAGCGGATTAACTATGGTTGAAAGTTGGATAGTAGAAGATATAGAAAAGGACAAATCTAATTTATACAATTTAAATGTACCAGTTGGAACTTGGATGGGAACTATTAAGGTAGAAAATGATATTATTTGGAATGAGTTTATAAAGACCAAAAAAGTAAAAGGATTTAGTATTGAGGGTTACTTTGCTGACAAGATGAAAACACCTTTATCAAAGATATTAAAATTTGACAAAATAGATGAGGAGATAGAGGCAGGTTTACAATTATTAGAAATTCAAAAAATGTTACAAGATGGCAAAAGATAAAGATTTTAAAACACCGAGTACAACAAGTCCTAAGACTGATAAGAGAGGTTGTTTATGTGCTGATAATACTTATGGTCGTAAATGTTGCGATGGTTCATTACAGGCACAAGGAATAGGCACGATTTACAAGAAAGCATAAAGTTATAAATGAAAATGCAAAAAAAAATAACATAACGTTATATTTATAAATAATTAATTAATATGAAAAACACAGACATTCTTAACAGAATAAATGCTTTACTTTCGCGAAATGTGAAGTTAGAGCAAATGACTTTAGAAAATGGTACTGTTATCGAAGCTGATACTTTTGCAGTAGGCGAAATGATTTACGCAGTTGATGGGGATAACAAAGTGCCATTAGAAGTAGGTAGTTATATTATGGCAGATGGAATGACTTTAGAAGTTTACGAAATCGGTACAATAGGCGAAATTTCTTCTAAAGAAGTTGCGGAAGTAGAAATGAAAGAAGAGGTAGCCGAAGTAGTAGAAGTAGCGGAAGAGGTTGTACTTGCGGAAGAGCCAGTTACTATGGCACAAGTAAAAGAAGTAATGGCAGAAGTTCAAACTCAAATTGACGAACTAAAATCTAAAATTGAGGAAATGAAAGAGTATCAAAAACAAGCAGAGGAATTAAAAGCAGAACTTTCTAAAATCCCAGCTTACAAGCCATTAAAACACAAACCTTCAGAGAACAAACAATTATTAAGTAAACTAAACAATCCTGTAAATACATCATCAACAGAAGCGATGATATTTGCAAGATTATCAAACTAAAAAAAAAAGAGAAACTATGGCTAATCAACCAACGATTACATCAAATTATGCTGGAGAATTTGCGGGAAAATATATCTCAGCAGCGGTATTAAGTGCGAACACAATCGCAAACAATGGAGTAACAGTTATTCCAAATGTTAAATTTAAATCTACTTTAAAGAAAGCAGTAATATCTGGATTAGTAACAGATGCAACTTGTGATTTTACAGACACAGGAGTAGTAACACTTTCTGACAAAGTTTTAACAGTAGCAGAAAAACAAGTTAACTTACAATTATGTAAAACACCTTTTGAAAGTGATTGGGAAGCAGTATCTATGGGTTATTCAGCTTTTGATAATATGCCTTCTACTTTCTCTGACTTCTTTATTGCAAAAATGCTTAAAGACATTGCTTTAGATACAGAGAACTTTTTATGGAATGCTACAACTGGATTAGGTAAATTACTTAAAACAGATGGTGCTACTGTAATTGGAACTCCTTTGAGTATTACAAGTGCTAATGTAATTGCAGAAATGGGTAGAGTTGTAGATGGTATTCCAGCTGCATTATACGGAACAGAAGATTTGAGAATTTATGTATCTCAAAACGTTGCTAAAGCATACGTAAGAGCATTAGGTGGATTTAGCGTTGCTGCTACTTCAAATGCTGGTGTAAATGCACAAGGTACAACTTGGTACAATGGTGGAGAATTAACTTTTGATGGTGTTACTGTATTCGTTGCAAATGGTTTACCAGCAAACACAATGGTAGCTGCACAAATCTCTAACTTATACGCTGGATTCGGTTTATTAGATGACCAAAATTTAGTTAAAACTATTGATATGGCAGATATTGATGGAAGTAAAAACGTTAGATTTATTGCAAGATTTACAAGAGGTTTACAAGTAGGTATAGGAGCAGATTCTGTTACTTACGGAATAGCATAAATTAAAAGCCACTTTGAAATATAGGTGGCTATTTATTAATTTAATAAAAGAAAAGATATGAGTACTTGTTTAATGGCAACTGGGCGAAAGCTACCTTGCAAGGATGTAGTAGGTGGAATTAGAACTGTTTATTTTGCAGACTATGGTACACTTGGTACAATTACTATAACTGCTGGAGTTGTAACGGCTATAACTGGGGCTGGAACTAATTTTTACAAATATGATGTAAAAGGTGGTAACAACTTAGAGCAAACTATTACATCATCAGATGAAAACGGAACAACTTTTTATGCGCAAACTTTAACGGCAGTTCTAACTAAAATGGATGCTTTAACGCAAGTTGAACTTCAAAAGATGATATCTCAAAGACCACACGTTTTTGTAGAGGATAATAACGGAAATTATTTTGCAGTAGGTTTAACAAGAGGTTGTAATATTAATGGTTCAGTTTCAACTGGAACTGCATTAGGGGATATGAACGGATATACTTTAACAGTTACTGCTGAAGAGCCAATACTTGCACCTTTTGTAACTTCAACAGTAGTTACTACAAGAGCATCAGCAACACAAATTGTTCCATAAGTTTAATTTTAATTTTTTTAAAAAGGTACATTTAGCGATGTACCTTTTTTTATTTGCAAAAAAAAA